GGTATCAAGGCCGTTGAGCTGAGGGCGAAACTCGACACCGCGGCAGTGCTCGCCTCAGTCACTTTCAAGGAGGCCACCATGGTCGCCTACATGTTGAGGAACTAATGTCATACACAGCACCGTTCACATTCACTGCCGGTACGACGATGACGGCGGCCGAGGTCGCTGCCAACAACACTGCGGTCAGGACATACATGAATGTCGCTATCGTTGATGCTGACATCGCGACAGGCACCGTCAGCACAATCGACATTGTCCGCGGTGAGTTCTACGGTGTGACAGATGACCACCAGTTCACAAGCGGTGACATGTACTCACAGTTCGTTGACCTACTCAGGACAAACGAGAAGTACTTCACATCACACATCAAGCCCTACGATCTTACCGGTGCATCTCCCTACCAGATCATAGCCGACAGTGGCAAGCGGATTGTCCTCGAGCATCCAGCTGATGTGCTCTACTCTGTTGCCTACCTCGGTGTCGGTGACGCGAACTACGAGCTTGCTCCCCAGCGCCTCAGGAATCCCGGTTATGTTGGGCACACGACAGGTGACACAATCAGGACATCTGACATTGACCTCTGTACAGCAGGTCACTGCTTCACGGAAGATGAGTTGGACGTCATCAACACCGGACTGTACACGACAGACGCTGACAACAGTGGAAACACATCCACCTCGATCACAAATCCAACGAGCACAGGACTCTACAGTCGTCGCTGGTACTGCCAACGCAGTGGATTCACAAACCTTCCAGCAGGTGTCCACCACTTCTACGTCGCCATGAATCCCAGGTGCGATAGGGGACACGTCAAGGTCCTGATGAGCGAGATCGAAGTATTCTTCAGGAAGCAGGCATCTAATCAGTAGAATAAGATATATATTAGGAGGAGTAGCATGGCAATAGGTAAGAGCATAGGCAGCACACTCGGAGGTGCAGTTGGCAGCCTTTATGGACCTCTCGGTTCAGCTGCAGGTTCAGCCCTGGGAGCAGCGGCAGGCGCCACGCTCGAGGCTATTCCTGCACTCGTCAAGACAGACGCGGAGAAGGAGAACGCCAAGAGGCTTGCCCAGCTCAAGCGGATGCAAGAGATGGGAACTCTCGGTCTCAGTGAGGCTGAGAAGCAGTCACTCTACGGTGCCGGTCAGTCACAGATCGCTAACCAGTTGCAGCAGGGACAGCAGGTCGCACGTCAGGCAGGCGCCGCAGGTATGGCCACAGGCGCAGGTCAGGAGCAGCTAAGGGCAGCACAGGCCACCGAGGCAAATGCCAACCTCGCAGCCGGTGTGGCTCGCAATGTCGAGGCACAGAACCTGGAGCGTAAGCGTCAGCTCGAGGAGGAGGAGCAGTCACGCATCGCTGCGAAAGCCCAGTACGAGCAGCAGAGGTTGCAGGCTGGTCTCAGCATCGCCACCGCCGGTCTGGCTGGTGGAATGGAGCGCTACGGTCTGGAGCAGACGATCCAGGGCAAGAAGCCCTCGTCACTCGAGGTCCAGTCAATGTCACGCATGTACGGCATCCCAGAGGAACAGGCGCAGGGATTCCTGGAGTTCTTCTCCCAGCGTCCTGAGATGGTCCAGTACATGAGCCTGATCGGTAAGCCAGCAGGTCTCGGTGAGAAGGCTGCTCCAATGGCATCAGGTGCAGGAGGCACTGGCTCTCCGTCGACAGCAACCGTTCCTGGAGGGAAGTAATCCATGGCAATTTCACAGGTCACGAAGGGCGTCTTCGTCATCTCACCTGACCAGCAGAAACGCTACCAGGACACAGCGGCTGGACAGTACACCTCAGTCTTCACGAAGAACCGTGCTGACCAGTGGGAGATGGCTCAGAAGCAGTCCCTGATGGAGATGGACCTCGGTGCGAAGAGATTTGCTGCTGAGATGGAGCTGTACCAGAAGCGTCAGCAGGATCTTGATGCCCGTGCAAAGGCTCTCGAGGCTGCTATCGCTGATGCTGGCGGTGACAATGCCAAACTTGCCCAGGCTGCCAAGATCGCAGTTGAGCGTGAGAAGACTGATCGCCTGAAAGAAGAGGCACGTCGTGACGAGCTTCGTTCCGCTGTGATGAACCAGCCCGTGGGCGGTGGCACATCTACAACTGTCAGGCCTCCCTCAACTTCGACATCAACATCGACTGGTGGTGGAGGCGGTGGAGGTGGCACCTCAAAGGCTGCGAAGGTCGGATCAGCAGATGCGGCTGAGATCGGTGGTGCTGTCCGCACAGGTGGCGGATCTGCGACAGCTACTGCCTCAGACATTGAAGCTAGAAAAGCTGCAGGAAAGATCGTCGGCAAGACAGGCCCTGATGCCGTAGCCGTCAATGCTGGAGCTGTCCAGGCAATGATCGAGGACCGCGCTGGCAAGGGCGTCAACCGAGATGATGCTGAACGTCAGGTACTCGCTGAGCTCCAGAAGGGCGGCTTCGGTCAGTACGTCTCAGACTACGGCGCCCACATGGATGCCCTTGAGACTCCGGGAACTGGCGGTGGTGGTCCTCGCACGACTGTCACGACACGTCCTGGTTCAACCTCAACGACTGTCCGCACCGGTGGCGGATCAGTCGCAGTTCCAAAGTTTCCTGGTCTCCCTGGCCTTGACCTTCCAGAGCCCAGCATCTCTCCTGAGGTCATTGACCTTGCTGCACTCCTGAAGCAGCGCGAGGCAATTGATTCCGAGCGTGCAGGTCTACAACCTCCTAACCTTCCTGACATGGACTACATCACTCGTGCCCGTGGAATCATGGCAGGTAGGTTTGGTCCCACCAACATCTCTCCTGCTCCTGCGTATGCCCAGCGCAACGCTCTCGCATACCTCGCCTCAGCGCCGAAGGATGTCGTCCAGGCCGCATATCAGGAGTACCTGAAGACTCTTCCACCTCCTACTGCTACTACTGCTCCTGCTCTGACACCTCTTCAGAAACAGCAGGCCGATGTGGCTGCAGCTCGTGGCGCAGGCATCCTCGGTCCCAATCCTGAGCTCGATGCACTGCTTGGAACTCCTGTGCCCAGCGCTGAGGGGCTTCGTCCTCCTGTCGTCCAAGAGTCACTCGCTTCCAGGATGTTCCGTGAGCGATCACCGACATTCGGTCAAGGTGGAACTGCTGAGGCGGCACCTCCGATCGGCATCAACGTTCCTCCTCCTCCCCAGATGGGAACCAAGCCTGAGCCTGCAGAGGTCGAGGCAGAGCGCAAGCGTCGCACATTCGGTGACATCCTCCTCCACGGTTTCAAGCCAGAGTATGACCGCGTCACAGGTGAGCTCATCGCTCCCAACCTGACTGGACCTGAGCGTGCTGAAGCGATCCAGGGCATCGACATGCAGAGCCCAGGTCGTCAGACACGTCTCTTCCCAGAGTCACTGCTTCCTCCCTATCCACGTGAGGTCAACGGTCAGTCCTTCAGGCCACTCAGTTACGCTGAGACTCAGGTCAATCCTGAGGGGGAGCGCACTCTTCAGGAGCAGCGTGTCGCACTCGAGAGCATGTTCCCCGAGGGAGTTCCTCCCCAGTTCGCTGCGAAGCTCGCACCTCCGCCTGTGACTCCTGCTCCTCGTCTGCCGACGATGACAGCTCCCGCTATCCAGGCAGAACCTGTTCCAAGCCCTGCCAGAATGTCTCCAGTCCCTCCTCCTGAGATGCTTGGGGAGAAACCAACCGGCGAGATTCCTGTGTATCCTGAGGCTTCTGGGATGGCTCCTGCAGCAGAGCGTCCTCCTCTCAGTGCGGCTCGTCCGGCTGGTCCCAAGGATGTGGTTGGAAGCGCTGAGAATGCGATGGGCGCAGCGAAGAAACTTGCAGACATCAAGGCCGCAGCGAAAGCCGGTATCGGTGGTGAGACTGCCGGTGTCGGTGCCAAGAAGAATCCGACGGCAGAGACCTACCTGTTCTACCGCATGGAGTCTGCACTCGACCTCAGCAAGAAGGACGACAAGCTCCGTCGCCTCATCGCCTCAGGACCTGGAAAGATCGCGAACGACCTATATATCGCCAACAAGTCGAAGGGCATTCCCTTCAACAGGACCTGGGAGGAGATCACCATGACCTTCAATCAGGACAAGGAAGCGATGGCGAAGGCACACGAAGTCGCACTCGCACTTGACATGAAGGCAAATGATCAGAAGACACCGAAGGAGTGAGTTGAATGACGCCTGAGGAACGCAGAAAGTTTATTGAGTCGCTGCAGGGACCGAGCACACCGGCCGCTGCCCCGACTGCTGCGCCAAAGTACGATAGAAAGGAGTACATCAAGTCACTGCAGAGTGGCAAACAACCTCGTGTTGAGGTCAAGCCACAGTCAACGCCTGAGGAGCGCAGTCAGTCGGCTGCCGGTCCTCTAGCTGTCACTACCGGTGTCATGGAGTCTGAGACTGAGGAGGACAGACTTCGCAAGGAACTGACCTACAAGATCAGAAAAGAGAACATGCTCTGGACTGATGATGCAGTGCGTGAGGAAGTTGAGCGCCAGATCGGTGCCATCAAGACTCCCATCTCCGTCGGTGGCTACAACATCACCAAACCGTTCACGTCGAAAGTCGCTATCTTCAGTCCATCACCGTCAACGGCTCCCATCAATGTGAAACCTGTCGAGACTCCAGGACTGATGGATGTCATGCGTCCCCAGGTCAAGGTGCCAGAGACAGAAGTCCACATGTACCAGAGTCCATTCGATGATGTTGCTTTCGAGCGCTCATTGAAAGATCTGCCTGCTGATGAGCAGAAGCAGCAGCGTGCACAGTGGTCGGCATTCAAGCGTGGTTACCAGAAAGTCAGGGAGCTCAATCCCAATGTCTCCCACGAGGAGATCATCAATGACCTGCAGCGCCAGATAAGGGAACTGCCTGACACCATCGAGGGCAAGGGACGTCTCATCACGCAGGATCCTCGTGTCGAGATGGGAATTCCCAATGATCCCACCATCCTGGCACTCAGTCGCCAGACGAAAGAGGGCAAGGTTCCCAACCTGGAGCCTGGTCAACTTGCATTCCTGCAGGGAATCTACGAGGCTGAGCTCCCTGACCAGAAAGCAGCTGACCGCGCCATGCTGAGCCAGAAGGGCGCCAAGCCCATCACTCGGATCGAGAAGCGTCCAACAGGTGACACCGTCGGTGGCAAGCCCCTCATGGAGGATGTCGAGGTCAAGGTCGGATCCACTGACTACACTCCTGCTGAGATCGAAGACATCATCAGCAAGAAGGAGAAGGGCGGCCAGTACGATGCTCGTCCCTGGTGGATGAGCGAGTCTGAGAAAGAGAACGTCCTCAGGAATCCTGAGAAGTACACGACAGGAGGAGCACTCTTCGCCAAGAAGTATCCGACAGGTGCAACCGTTGAGAGTCCCACCGCATGGCTGATGAGATCCGCCATGACTGTTCCCAACCTTCTGGCTGGAACAGTTGGATACGCATTCACGCCTGCTGAGATTCAAAGTCAGAAGGAAGCAGGACGTGAGGAGAAATACAGGGCACCTGGCCTCTACTCAAACGTGCTTGCCAACGTCGCTGAGGGCGGCGGATACACTCAGGAGATCGGTGATCTCTACAAGTACAATCCAGATCCTGAGGTCCGTAAGTACGAGACGCTCGGTCGCCTGGCTGGTTTCACTGGTGACATGCTCGGTCTCGGTGACCTGAGCCTGCTTGAGAGCGGTATCGGCGGTGCCAAGGCATCTGTCGAGTTCACTCGTGCTGCACGTGCTGCAGGTGAGGGACTGCTCGAGGCAGGTGCTACGGGCTTGAAAGCTGGAGCGAAGGGCGCAGTCGGTGCCTATGTCGAGTCTCTTCCTGGCATGTCAAAGCTGGCTGAGAAGCTTGTGCCCGGTGACGTCCGTCTCATCTACGGTGCCAAGCTTGCCGATGAGTTCTCAGCCGCACGCAAGTACGAGAAGGCATTCGACGAGGCACTGGCAGCCGGTGCTACTGATGCCGCAGCTCACGATGCTGGCAAGTCTGCATCCACCTCAGCGTTCCCAGAGTCAAAGTTTGCCGATGACGTTGAGAAGACTCCCAACATGCGCGAGGTCCTGAGAGGTGACTACTTCACCGATGGACAGAAAGCTTTCAGGCAGTACTCCGATATCGCTGAGACAGTCGACAGGCTAGAGCGTGGTGTTGAGATCTCTCCCGCAGAGGAGAGATTGATCAAGCCCTATCTCTCAGTTGCTGCCAATGCTGACACTAAGATCGCTAAGGCAATCCGTCAGGCCTACTCAGGTGTTGAAAGGGGCCAGAGAGTCCGTGCTGCACAGATCTTTGAGAAGCTTGCCAATGGAAAGAAAGCATATGCAGACGCCATCAAGGCAACCGCTGCATTCGACAACGGTGTCAAGGTCATGGACACTGGTCTCGCTGGTGCATACTCCAAGGGAGCAAAGACAGTCGCCGTAACTCCTCGCACATTCACGACTCCTGAGGGAGCAGCAAAGCTTGCCAGCGAGTTCAAGAAGACCAAGTTCTACACCACAGTCCTCGAGCCCATCCAGCGTGGAATGCGTTCAGATGTCGTCTCAGGCAAGGCGGTTGTGCAGGGATACGACCTCACCAAGCTTCCTGCAGGTCAACGTGCTGAGCTCAGCAATAGGCTCCTCAATGCAGTCAACGAGTCTGAGATCGCTGGTCTAGTGCCACGATCTGAGGCAGATCGAATCACGAATGAGGTGACCAAAGGAACTGTCTCAGCTGCAGATCTCCAGACACTGACACATGCAGTCGTCGATAATCTGGCTGGATCAACACGCGAGGGATTCACATCACGTGCACTTGCTGAAGTGTCAACTCCTGCAGAGCGCACCGTTCCCCAACAGATCCTTCGTCAGTCAGCTGCCCAGTCACGTCGTGCTGCTGAGCTGAAGAGCGGTGCACCTGTCATCTTCAGTCGCATGAAGAATGCGATCAATGACACCATGAAGCCACTCGAGGCAGTTATCACAGCTGATCAGCGTGCCATGATCACGTCTGCCAGAAGCAAGGTGTCCGCTCTTGACAAGGTGTTCAGGGATGAGTTCAAGAGGATCTCAACTGATCCTGAGTTTGCCAAACTGTACGGTGTGGCAACTGATGCACCTGATGAAGAGAAGCTCATCGCACTTGGACAAGGTCCTCTTGTCGGTGAGTTTGAGAGTCCTGTCTCCAAACTCAACCGTGAGCAGTATGCCGATGAACTGGTCAAGTCACTCATCTACGGAACCGAGCGTACACCTCTCTACAATGCCATCTCACCTGCCTACAAGTGGGGAGATACTCTTCTTGCTTCTTCGACCGAGTACAACGCGCTCATCAAGGAAGTTACATCTCTGAGTCCTGCTGACCTTTCAGGTCGACTGGATGAGATCTTTGATCGTGCTGCAGATATCGTTAAGAATAACATCAATCCTGTCATCGATGCTGCAGGTGGCAAGGTGATGTCAATTCCCAAATCACTGACTGCCGAGACGCTTGTCGTCGCATACGGTCGTGTCAAGTCTGCTGACATCATGGCTGAGACTGCAGTGAAACTTATCGCTGAGCGTCCTATCGCTCTGTCTGATACACCACAGTTCATCAGCACAATCAGTAAGACAGTGACAGGTGGAGACAAACTCTGGTATGAGATAATCAAAGAAGAGATCAAGCAAGCTGGTCGTGTGAAAGAAATTATCAAAGATGAAGCACAAAGACGTGCATTCTTTGAAGATGTCGTCAACAGATCATTGCCTGGTGCTCAGCAAAAATCATTCGTTGCCAAGTTCATCAGTGACATTGTCGGAGCAGAACCTGCTCCATTCCTAAGTGACGTTGAAGCATCAGTTGAACTTCTCAAAGACAGTAGAACGATAAACGGTTTCAAGATGGAACAGAGCCTAGCTCAGATCGACCTGCTCATTAGCAATAAGATCTCAGCTGACGCGTTCGTATCACCTGCACTGGCTCAGAAGATGGCAAGTGAACTGGGATCTGCTCCCAAGTTCAAGGGCATGCTGACGGAACTGGCACGCATGTCTGACCTTGCATATGCAGGAGACAAAGGTGCGCTCCGTGCGTCCAACTTCTTCAGGCAACTGTGGGACTCATACAACGCGTTCTACTACCATGCCATCCTCTCAGTCAATCCCAGGTTCCACGGTGTCAACAACCTGACAGCGCCTCTCATCACCTACTACACGACTGGCAAGATAGTCAATCCAATCAAGTGGGCTGAGTCGGCAAACATCATGCTTCTCGGTAGACCGAAGTCAGTTGATGCTGCATCACGCATGGTTCCAGTTGTCACTGACAGGTTCGGCAACATCTACACACGTGGTCAGCTCTATGACCTCGCTATCAAGAGCGGAATCTTCAGGAGTGCCATCAACACTGAGGTGGCACGTGACTTCATAGCTGATGCAAATGATGTGATGAGACGAGTGTCTGAGTTTGAGAACAAGTACGTTGCCAAGGGAAACAAATATCGTAAGAAAGTGTTCACACCTTGGCGTGAGTTCCTCGGTGATCCACTCGCAGCATGGACAGATAACGTCTGGCGAATGAACTCCATCCGTGATGCACTAGAGACAGGATCAACCATCGATGAGGCGCTTGACTTTGGTCGTCGTTCTCTCTTCGACTACGGCACGTTGACTGAGGCTGAGCGTGTGGTCAGTAGAAACTTCTTCGTCTTCTACAACTACTACCGTCAGTCCATCGTCCAGTTCATGAAGAACTTCGTCGAGAATCCTGGTCGCATGATCAAGCTCTTCAGGCTCACCAAGAACTTGAGTGACATTGCCATCGGTGACCAGAATGCACGCGACCTCAGCTTCTACTATCCTCCTGAATTCGGTGTGGCACGTGGCATCGTCAAACTTGACACGGCCGCGAAGAGCAGGGAAGGTCAGGCCATCACGCTACCAGTGATGCCATATGCAGACGGTCTCAACATAATGGCTGGCATGATGGCTGATCCTCTCGGAACTCTTATCGGTCCTGAGATGGTCGGTGCCAGTGGACGTCGTGCATGGGAACAGGGAATCATTGCTTCGAAAGTTGGCACCGGCACCAAACTGGCTGGTCAAGCAATCTTCTCAGATGTCAAGTTGGAACAGTTGCTCGAGGTGAAAGTCAGTAAGAACAGGATTCCACCTGAGCATGTCGCATTCGCCAACATCTTTGGACTCGGTACAAACCTGTTGACATGGTTCAACGCTGAAATAAAACCTGCTGAACCTGGTGAGAACTCCTACCGTGGCAAAGTCTTTGTCATCAGTGATGCAGAGACTGACATCTATCGCGGATGGTTGATCGCTGCACAGTCAACAGGCTTTAGTCGTCCTGCAACTGAGTGGGGCAAGATCTTTGGAACGCTTGGCAATGACCAACTGAAGGGAGCATATGCAGACACCACACTGAAACAGTGGCTCTCAGCTCCTGGAGTTATCACTGTCCAGGGCGCCGGTATCCCAGAACTCCAACTTAGGAGGGGCATCAGGTCACAGCAGGAGGAGATAAAAGATCTCGCCGACGAGATCCAGGCACAGAGCCTGCCAACGAAGGAGAAACCGCTCTAATTGTTGGCGTTAGTTTAGTTGTTTCGCAATCATCGGTATATTTACACATAGGAGAGTATCAAATGGCTGAGTATGACGACCTGAAGGATTCCGCTTTCGCGGAGACTCCTGTCAAGAACAAGAGGAAGAGCAACGGCAGGAAGGGCAATGTCCCTCCCAAGACCTACGTCGTTCCCAACCTCATCAACGAAGGTGACCAGACACCTGACAACACCGCTATGAAGGTGAACAAGCAGAAGACCTCAGGTGGCTACAAGGCTGGCTGGCGTCCCCGTCCTGAGAACTCGACTCAGACTCCTGAAGGACAGAATGTCAAGTACCAGGCTCCTCGTGGCGGTGGCAAGGCCACCATCAGTGAGCTGCCCGGTCAGATGACTGGACCTGTTCCCATCCCCACCAAGCCCAAGTCTCCCGCTCCTCCCAGCAAGGGCAAGCCCGTTGCGAAGAAGAAGGGGAAGTAACATGGTCAAGAAAGTGAAGGGCGGTTACAAGGCCGTCTCGTCCAAGGGACGTCCCCTCAGCAAGAAGCCGAAGAGCAAGGCAGCTGCCATCAAGCAGATCGTCGCTGTCGAGTACAGCAAGGCTCGTCAGGCTGGCAATAAGAAGCCCACTGCCCGTGCCATGAAGAAGGCGCTCGGCAAGAAGAAGAAGTAACAATCAACAAACTCTCGAAGAAGTCGAAGAAGGAGAATCATCGTGGCAGCTCAAGGTAAGTACATCCACTCGTCGATCCACGCTGGATTGTCGATCAACCTCACGAATGCGTACGGTGCAGCCGTCCGTCATCCGATTCCACTCAACCAGGACCAGACTGGTGTCACAGGCAACAGTCGTGGCGTCGCACAGCTCTCGGCCGTCTACATCCACATCAACACGATCGCCGCTGGTGCGACATCACTCACTCTCCGTCTCAGCACTGATACCGCTGGTGACAATCCCTGGATCGGTGACACGACAGCCACGATCTCGACAGGCATCACGACCGCCACTCAGGGCGCTGTCACTGTGAAGCTCGGTGTCGACTTCATCAAGACGACCAACGACATCCTGTACCTGCATGCGAAGACGAACCTTGGCACTGCCATCATCGACCGCATCGAACTCACCTGGGAGGAGTGAGCAATGCCTTCCAATAACGCTGACGCATTCTCTCAGAACTCCGCGTTTCCAGGTGGTCTTGGTCTCTCTGCTTCCTGGCTGAACGGATTCTTCGGTGACGGAACTGACGGTGATGTGACGATCTCTTCAGGCACAACCACACTGTCCCGTGACATGAACTACAACAACCTGACGGTGCAGAGCGGTGGCATCCTGAAGTCTGCAGGTTATCGCATCTTTGTCAAGGGCACACTGACTATCAACAGCGGTGGAACCATCAATGACAACGGAAACGATGCGAGTGGTTCAACTGCTGGTGGTCTGCTCTCCTCATCTCGTGGTTCACTCGGCGCTGGTGGTGGATCAGGTGGCGCAGGACGTGCCACGACTGGTGCTGGATCTGCTGGTGGTGGTTCAGGTGGTAACTCATCTCTGAACAGTGCGAACTTGTTCCCAGCAGGTGGAACAGGTGGAACTGCAGGTGGTGCCAACACCGGTGGTGTTGCTGGCTCAGGTGCTGCTCCCTCTCCCACTCAGAAGTGGAACAATGTCAATGCTCTCCTGACAGGTCGTACCTACTCTGGCGGTGCATGGAACGGCGGCGGCGGTGGATCAGGTGGTGGATGTGACATCACCGGTGGAGCTGCAACCTCAGGTGGTGGCGGTGGTGGTGCAGGCATCGTCTACATCTGTGCTGCCAACATTGCCAACAGCGGCACGATCTCAGCCAACGGTGGAAAGGGCGCTGATGGCGTCTCAGCATTAGGTGTCGCAGGTGGTGGCGGTGGCGGTGGCGGTGGTCTCGTCGCTCTCATCACTGGCACCAATGACAAGGCGCTGATCGGATCTGTGACTGCCAGCGGTGGTGTCGCTGGTGCCTCAGTTGGAACTGGATCAGGTGCTCCCAGCGCTGCACAGCCAGGCTGCGTTGGCATTATGGTGCTGTCATGATCAGGTCACAGACATGGATCGTCTTCGATCCTGACACGACTGATACCAAGATCGCCTATCACATGCGGAAGAACAAGGCCTGTGGCTACTACAATGGCATCCCGCCCAAGTGGGAAGACCAGGCTGAGGAGGAGTTCTGGACTCTGCCCAAGGTGATCGTTGAGACCTGGGATGACGGTGAGTTTGAGGTGACAACATGAAGATCGTTGAACTCAACCACATCATCAACGGATCATTCCCACTCTCAGGTTCTGCACCGGCGGTGTCTGAGGGGACTGCTCCGCAGTCGAATCCAGTCTTTGACCTGAAGGCTGGAGGACTGTTCAAGATTGACGTGAATGTCGATCGTGCTCAGGTCAAAGTGCTGGGGGAGACATGGAACAGTTCGTCACACTGATACAGGGACCGGCCGCTGCGACGGTCATCATGGGCTGCATCATCTACGGCGCCTGGCAGTTCCTCAACAACATCATCGTGCCACGTGTGGATTCGATGATCAAGGAGAACAACGAGCGCTACAAGGAGATCTTCAGCCAGCACCAGTCCGACAGGGACACATGGCTGAGGAGCATCGACAAGATCTCAGATCGTCTTGACAAGATGAGTGAGGTGACTGAGGAGATGAGCCACACGGTGGAAGCCCTGCACAGGACCATCACAGAGATAACTCAGAAGCTTCAGGATTCACGGAATGAGTGATGCCATGGATTACCATGGCTTCATGCTCTGAGTGTCCCAGAATGAACGGGAGATATGACAGATGAAATTAGACGAGAACACCTTCTCCTTCAACAGAGTCGTCAAGGTCATCATTGACCTGATCAAGTTCTCCAAGGGCGGCATCAGTCCTGAGGAGGGAGCGATCCTTGCTGAGGATCTACTGGAGATACTGATGCACCTGAAGGTGCGTTGATGCCTCAGTTCAGTGCCAAGAGTCTGGGAAAGCTGAAGGAGTGCCATCCACTTCTACAGAGACTGATGAATGATGTCATAAAGACTGTCGACTTCTCAGTGATCTGTGGATACAGGGGCAAGGAAGATCAGGAACTTGCCTACCAGAGCGGACACTCAAAGCTGAGGTGGCCACAGTCAAAGCACAACTCCTCTCCCAGTCTAGCTGTGGATATAGTCCCGTATCCAATTGACTGGGAGAATATAGCTTCCTTCCACATGCTGAGTGATGAGGTCAAGGATGCCTGGGACAGGATACCAGAGTCTGAGAGGGATGGATTCGAACTGTCCTGGGGCGGAGACTGGAAGAAGTTTAGAGACTATCCACACTATGAACTGAGGAAGAGATGACTCTTGAACAGACAGCAAACTTCTACAGTACGTTTCTACTTTCTCTGACTCTAGGTCTATATGTACTGTACCTAAAGTGGAGAAGAGACAATGATCCTGACAGATAAGATCGACGTAGGAGATGTAGTAGTACTGAGGAGTGAGTCCTTCAGTTACTTTGACGAGGACCTAGAGGAGCTGAGGGGAGTGGAGGGAGAAGTCATCCACATCACCTCTAGAAGTGACGGTTCCTCTAAGGAACTGGTGCTGAAGTTTGAGGTACCTAAGAAGATACTGATCACTCAGCTCCCTAGAGAGTACGTTCAGGTAGCAGCTAGAGCCTGAATAGAAGGACGCCCCCTAGAGTGACAAGCTCTAGGGGGCGGAGCAGGTTCTGAGGCAGCCAGTTCCTATTTCGCTCAGTCTGAGGTGGGAAGACCACTGAAGTAAATATCCCCTGTTCAGACTCCAAACTCTAACTCAACTAGACTCTAACTCAACTGAGTGGAAGCTTCGTTCCTTTCTCTCTATTATATATTCTCCACTCTGGAGTTTGTAAGAACTTTTTGAGAGTGACACTCACTCTCCCCTCAGGCGGAGCTAAAGAGTTTGTTAGTGTCTAATTCTAAATACAACTAGGACTATGGTTAGTCTGTAGTTGTATTCAGTAGGTTTCAGATCGTTATATCCTACTATCCCTGTATTCGGACTGAGCCTATCATCCCTTCAGCTCTATCCCTATTCCAGGTGTGCCAATCATTCCATCCGGCGCCATTCAGTGCTTTGCAGTATGGAGACCTCAGCCTTTCATACTCCGTTGGAAGTGTCCCCCCAACAACTTACTCGAATGACCGGTACCAGTTGGATGGTTAGTCTTTGAGTGTTGTAGTTCCGCTGCTGGAACATCTCGCAGACATCATATGTCCATTGGTCAGGTCTGATTGGTAGTGTGAGGTGTGGATTAGAACCACTGCATCAACGGCGACCTCATATCTAAATATACTCGTCGAATCGTTTTATATCACAGACTTGAATCTTTTTTTTGCAATCCACAGGGGATCGATCGGTGACCTCGAGGGCGGAATATAGACAGGTCTCATAGTGCCACCTCAGTCATGAAGCCAGCGTCGGTCTGATTCCAATTAATCTTGGTGCACTTGGCCTCATGCTTCCAGAAGAATGGACGGTGCTTTGCCCAATCCCTCAGCTTAGCGGCGTTGAAGAAGTATCCCATCGACTGTGAGCGGTTAACCAGAAGAACGACATCAGCCTTGCCCTGTCTCCATCCTATGGTGTTGCCACCTCTGGTCTCCAGTTCCAGGCAGCAGGTGTCATAAGGAGTGCCTGAGGATGAGACTCCCTCATTGGTCTTCACCTCCACACGCTTGCCCTTGAAGATGAAGTCATGACCAGCGAGCCAGTCTCCCTCTCCCTTGGAGATCCAACGTGTGTCTGGATCCATGGACCTGAAGAGAGTCCACAGTCTCTCCTCCCAGGCCTCACCAACTTCCATCGCTCTCCTACCGTCCTCAGTGTTCAGGTCCCTCAGCATCTTTAGCTCCAGTGTGGTTGTAAAATTGCCACACATTGGTAACTATGCTGATCACTGAGAAAATTCGCAGATCTGTCAAAAAAATAGTGCTAAAGATTTGTAATAAGTCCGGCGGATGAGGTATATTTACTACACAGGAGATCAATCATGAAGTACATCAGCGCTAAGAAGAAGAAGTTGGAGAAGATTCGGGCCATGATCCAGCTGGAGATCAAGTCCGGCAAGTGCAATCAGGCAGACGTGGATGACATCGTCTCCTTCCTGAAGATGACTCTGGCCCCCTGGGAAGGCAGGATGGATGATGATTCCGGCGCGGCAATAAACTAGATGAACGCTGGACACCATTGGGAGATGCCGTTCAAGCCTGGAGACCTCGTCTACGTCTTCAAGTTCGGGCGGCACACAGAGAAGAACCTCGGCATGATAATCAAGGCCGAGTATCCACCTCCAGGTAGCCTTCAGATCCCCCAGATAGAGGCACTGGTAAACGGGGAGACGATCAAGATCTCTTTCGAGGAAGTCAGGAAAGTAGAAGACTGCATCGAGGACGGCCAAAAAGAAGAAGTGCTAGAGGAAGAAGAGACTCCCAATAGAGAGATAGGAACGCTTGCTAGCATCGATTCAGACATGTTCCATGATGATGTCGATGACTCGGTCGTGCTGATCATGGATGTCTGTCCCGATAGCGAAGCGTGCAAGTACTTTGAACAGGGACCATTGGGCTTAGTCAATCACTGCTACGTTCACAGCGAGACAGGTCTGGAATGGACAGACTACATGGGCGATGGGACACTGCTCGCCCGCGTCCTACATCCCGTTCAGGGACAAGTCTGGATACCTCAGGCATGGCTCGTCCCAGTTCGGCTCGCCTCCCAATAAGTTGAAAAAGTTTGGGCACAGAAATGAACAATCTGGGACTGAAATGCCACGCAGTCACTCACTGGAAGGGGGCTCTCGCTGCCGGCCCCCGATAGTGAAAGTCACTTTCAATATGACGGATACAACATGTGGTATCGGGGAGCAGCGAGCACCACAACATGTAGTACTGCCGACTCCCCGACATGCTCGCGGTACGAGCGCTCAGCGCCCCCCGATCGCCCCGATCTTCGATTCTTCGTATGCAACGTAGTCACGCATGAACTGAGCGAAACCGATGATCTGCGGATACTGCGGAATTGCGGCATCCCAGATCTGATCGCATTGCGCCTCAGTCAGAACATGCTCGCCGACGTGCTTGCTGAAGGTGTCGCTGCCGAACAGGTCGATCTGCGCAGCGGTGTAGTGAATGGCCTCGATCTCGGCCGCAGTAGGTTCGATGATTGCGTTCATTTGAGCTCCTTTGTTATATTGAATAGTAACATTGATTGGCAACATTTACAGAACAAGTTGTGAATCAGTCGAGCTCGCCCGCAGTCAGCCATTGGTGCTCACCAGTGCTGAAATCGATAACATGATAGATCGTGTCATCGCTGTGATCCCGACACCACTCAGTCGCGAGCCCGTCGCCCCAGCTCGAGTCATCGGGATCATCGCAGAACTCGCTGAACTGCGGGCTCACTAACAGGTCCGCCCCCGTGTAACATCCCAGAACTGAGAGCACTCGGCCCTCATAGATAACCGAATCGATCATTTGCACCTCGTAATCAGACTGTACCATAGTGCCCGGCCAGTTGCACCGTTTCAGGCGGGCATCACGCCGTGGTGGAACTCCTGGTAGATCGCGCCACCTGCGAGAACAAACACGTCGTGGTTGTCCCCCTCAGGATCCTCCTCGATGCCGATGACGATTCCGAGGATGTCGTCCGCAGAGATCCGAACCAGGTCACCGATGCCAAAGTCGAGATCATTCATGTTCCTTCCTCCATATTAGAATAATACCACACACTGGCGGTATTTACACCGTTTTCGTCTTAGGCAATCTCGGCCGATTCCTTGACCTCGAAGGCCGTCACATAATCCTCGACCTCGATCTCATTCCCATCGACCATGAAGGTCCCATCTCCGAGGGATAGGATTGGACGATAACCTTCGATGATGTTGAGAGTTCCGGCCGGTCCGAGAAGAGAGATCACCTTCTCGATGAGCCCATCAACAATATCCCCGAACTCGTCAACTCCCTCAGGAGTTCCATCCCTTTCCTCCATGAGGAGGTTCTCTTCGGCATCCATCAGTTCCTCGAAGAGATCATTGAAGAGATTGACGTTGATGTGATTGACGTTGTTCATGATGTCCTTCCTTGATGATGAATAAATATACCAATGTTTGGCATCTTTTATAAGGGATCCCTCAAAAAGTCCAGGCCCCCAACTCCTCGGACCAGACCGGGCCATTCACCTCGGCGTAGAACTTGAGACCACCGACAACCACCGTGCAATCCCAGGTCCCACCGAAAGCGGGATAGACAAACTGGGATTCAACGATATATCCAAGGCGCTCACCGCCCTTCCAGTTCTTGGACCAAATCAGGTCGCCACTCTTCAGTTCAGTCTTCGTCTCCATTCCTTCACTCCTTCCTTATGATAGAATAATATCCATGAATGGAATCTTTTACAAGTGAGGGAAGGTTTCGTCTCCGACCGAAACCGTGCAACGCGGGCGGGAGCATGATAAGATTCTTCTTATAAACAATTTGCTGCGGGAGTAGAATAAATCATGATGTGTTGTATACTTAGAGCTGAGGAGCACACACATGCCACAGTACGACAAGGGCCGGACACCTGAGGAGGAGGAGAAGTTCCTACGCTTCAGGGCAGCGAGGGCAGCCATCCGTAAGCGTGACGCGGCAGGTCTCATCTGGTGCCTGCTGGACCTGTACATGGAGGACGTCGCCGAGGGACGCAAGCCGGATGTCTCGCAGAAGACCTTCGACAAGTGCCTTGACGTCATTGGTCAGGCGGGCAAGAAGCAGATGGGCAATCAGGAAGAGGTGCCTGGAGTCGATGCTGTCGCTGCATGGCTCGGTGAGAACGCCCATTGAAGGGGGACAAGCTCCGCTCTGTCCTTGACGATCCCCTCCAGTTCATCAGTCGCCTGACTGTTGTCGACAAGAGGGGCAGGCCCGTCAAGCTGGTGCCGCGTGCAGAGCAGATCGCCATCATCGAGGCGCTGCATGCAGGCGACGATACGCTTGTGCTGAAGCCACGACAGATAGGCAGCACCACCGTGGTAGCAGCATACTTCTTCTGGCGCTGGTACACGTCGAAGGGACCTGAGACCTATGTGGTCCTCAGCCACAAGCTTGCCTCAGCGCGCCACATCCTGGACATACACAAGCGCTTCTACAAGAGCTTACCTCCAGCCCTCCAGCGTCCACTGGCAGACGACAACTCCACCACCATGGTGCTCGCTGACACAGGCGCCAAGCTGATGGCCGTCTCAGCCGAGGGCAAGGGCGGCCTGCGATCCTTCACAGCCACAGCCCTCCACATCTCAGAGTTCGCCTTCTCCCCTGACGCCGATGAGCTGAAGGCAACAGCGATCTCAGCCCTCAACGGTGGCCAGCTCTGCATCGAATCGACGGCCAACCACTGGGGCGATCCGCTCCACCGGGAGATCGGCCTCTGGGAATCTGAGGAGGTGGACTGGAATTTCCTCTTCTTCCCATGGACAGAGCACGCCGAGTACAGTGAGGAGCCACCTGCAGGATGGGAACCTGACGAGGACATTGACATGTCTCCGGGACAGCAGTACTGGATGGAGCGGATGATGGGCAAGCTGGGCGAGACGAAGTTCCGCCGTGAGTATCCCCTCACAGTCGATGACGCCTACGCCCAGACCGACGGTGCATGGATCGACATGGACCTGCTGAAGGACATCCAGCAGTGCAAGTTTGAGACCGAGGGCGGGCAGTTCGCCAAGGTGGACCACAACGACCGCTATGCCATCGGCGTCGACACAGGCGCCGGCACAGGTGGTGACTACTCAGCCCTTGTCGTCGTCAGCGCGGGCTCGGGCATGCCAGTCGAGGTCCGTCGCAGCAACCGCCACACGCCGACCGAGTGGGCCGAGGTGGTGGCAGACGCCTCACGCAGGTGGAAGGATGCCAAGGTCCTGACAGAATCGAACGGCACCTGGGGCGGTGTCGTCATCACCGAGCTGAAGCACATGGGCATTCCCCTCTGGAAGGACGGTGAGGGCGGTGACTGGATCACCAACGCCGCCACCAAGCCCCGCATGCTGGAGCACCTGAAGGACACGCTCCTCCGCGGTGGTATCACCGTCCTTGACACCTGGACGATCGGTGAGCTCCGTGCCTTTCAGGTCGACGACCGCGGCAATCCCTTCTGCCCCCGTGGCGGGACACACCACGGTGACACCGTCATTGCCCTTGCCCTGGCACTCCAGTGCGCCCAGAAGGTTCAGGTCCCGAACAAGCCCTACCTTCCTGACTGGATCATCCAGCGCAAGCGTGCCCAGGCCTACCGCAGTGGCGCCAAGGAAGAATTGCGAAGATATTGAGCAAGAATGAAACGATAGGTATATTTAGGAGATAGCATGGCAAGATCAGACAAGGACAGAATCCAGTTCATCAGGGCTGCCCTCCAGGGGCACACTGACTACTGGGACGAGCAGCGCCCACAGATGCGCCGCTACCGCAACGCCTACATGACGCAGTTCTACGAGGACGTCGACCTTGTCGATGACACTCAGCTCCGCGTTGAGACCGCCGATGGATACGCTGCGATCGAGTCCCTGATGGGATCCCTCTTCACCAAGTATCCAGCCGTCGAGGTCGCACCTGACATCACCGGCAAGGGCGATGTCGCCTTCACCAAGGCCGTCGCCAACAACTGGATCAAGTCAGCCCGTGCCCAGGTCGAGAACGCCTCCCGCATGGCCCTCATCTACACGCACTCCTTCCTGAAGCTGGCGCCCCGTGAGAGCACCACGCTGCTAGGCAAGGTCGCCATGCGTGCCGTCCCTCCCTGGCAGGTGATCCTGGACCGCGATGCTGCAGCCTGGGAGGACAGTCGCTTCATCGGCCACGTCTACTACATCTCAGTCGATGAGGCGAACCAGAAGTTTGGCTACAAGAAGTGGACAGGCACCGCGCAGAAAGACTACTTCACCGACTACGAGCGGGCCACTGACCGCAGCTACCGCTCCTACGGCGACTCTCCCGATCTCCCGAACGAGTACCTCTACATCGAGATCGTGGAGATGTACGACTTCATCAACAATGAGCTCGTCTTCTGGTCGTCCCACTGGAAGTCGGGCGGTGAGGTCCTCGACAGGACCGCCATCCCTGTCATGACATTCGACGGTCGTCCCCTCAGCAACATCGTCCCCTTCTACTTCAGTCGTCGTCCTGACCGTCCCATGGAGGGATACTCAGCGATGGCCCGTGTCTACGATCAGATCTTCGAGAAGAACATCCTCAGGACCTTCTGGGCCAACGCCGTCCGCCGTGACAGCCGCCAGTACATCTACAAGGAGGGCGCCTTCGACGAGGAGGTGCTCGCCAAGATCACAGCCGGCGTCGACGGTGCCATGGTGCCCACCGATTCAGACTCACTCAGCGGCCTGATCGACATCGTTCCCAACGCCCCCATCAGCAGCAACCACGCCCAGTACCTGAACTACATCGAGCAGGACATCCAGAAGGGCTCACTGACCGCAGGCTTCACACGTGGTGACGCCTCCAAGGCAACAGCCACCGAGGTCACTGCCCTCATGCAGTACACGGCCTCAGAACTTGGTAAGATGGCACGTGATCGTGACTCCACCATCGAGCAGGCCGTCTCACTCTACATCCGCATGCTGATTCCCCTCATCGACGAGGGCGAGTCCGTCATCGTCGCCACCGAGGAGGGGGCCAAGGTGGGCACCGTCTCCAAGATCGATGCCGACTGGGAGTTCTACGCCACCGACGGGGGCGGCACACCGATGACCGACGTCCTGAAGAAGCAGCAGATGATCCAGCTCTTCCCGATCCTGGGCCAGGTGGGCATCCCGGTCGACAAGATCAAGGCCGAGATCGTCCGACTCTTCGACCTTCCTGAGGAGTTCCTCGAGGCGATGCCACAACCTGCAGCCGCACCGATCGCAGAGCCCGTCACTCCCCCTGCACCGACACCTGACGGGGGCACAGTGCCCACATCTGACGTCATCGGAGGTGTCTGATGCCCATCTTTGAGTGGAAGTGCCCGACATGCAGGGGACGCAGTGAGCACATGATGAGCTACGAGAAGAGCGAGATCCCAGACATCGTCATCTGCGCCGACTGCGAGGTCCCGAAGCGCAAGATCGTCTCCCTCCCAGCCAAGACCGCCACACTCTGGAACGGTGGCTGGAACAAGGGCCTCGCCGCCGGTGGATTCTTCTCCGCCTCAGTCGGCGACTTCGTCTCTTCCAAGCGCGAGGAGGAGAAGATCATGAACTCCCGCGGCTACATCAACGAGAAGGATCTCGGTGGTGACAGCTTCTACGAGAGCTACACATCCAAGAAGCGCGATGAGATGAAGGAGATGGATGCCACGGCACAGACCTACCGTGACAACCTCAAGAAGTTCGATGGTGACAAGGTGCGAGCCGTCACCGAGACGTTCCCAGCGCATGCCATGTTGGAACAAGCAGCAGTGCATGATGCCAAGGTAGGTTCATAGAAATGTTTTCCTTCCACGAGTTGCTTGGTATAGTTAGCACAGGAGGTCAAATGACTGAATGTGTTCCGGCACCAGGTAAATCAGGGAAGTATTACGCACGCAAAGAGTTGATCAAGAGAGATGGACCTGCTCCTTTCAAAGGAGCAGTTTGTAGACATACATGTGAGAATGACAGTCAGGCACCGAATGGTTTCACCTGTATCATCCACACTGTGTGGGACACAATCTCTCAGAACGTCAAGGACTGCGGTCACAAGATTGGATTTGCTGTCAAGCCTGCCACTGAAGAGCAACACATCAAAAGTGCAGCATCAAAGACAGGTAAGACTCAGAGAAACAAGGGCCGGCCTCTCAGCACAGAACACCGTGCACGTCTCTCTGAGGCGGCTAAGAATAGATATAACAAGGAGCTGCATAATGACACCAGAAGAGAAGAAGAAGTTGGATGATCTCAGGGCGACCGCCATCGCACGCCAGGGGGACATCGAGGCCAAGGAGGATGAGATGTACAGCGGTGCATCCCCGAAGGGCAAGTTCAGCGGCAAGGCCCTCAACGCCCTTGTCGACGCCACCAATCGCCTGCTGCCGCTGTTTGGCATCAAGGACAGCTACGACCGCTTCGGTCCCGGTCCCCAGACGACGCTCCCTCCCGAGTTCGTCAGGATCCTGACCATGTTCGCCAAGGCGATCGACGACGCTGTCGATGCGGGCGTCCTGCCAGAGGGCACTGAGGTTGATCTTGGTCTGATCACCGATGATAGCGGTCTCCAGTCCCTGGCTGGCCGCGTCGGTCTCGCCTCCAAGTCCTCCCAGTTCAAGCGCTTCCTGATGCGCAAGGTGGAGAACGCCGTCCCCGAGAATCCAGAGGAGGACACGAGCTACGAGTCGAAGGGCACCGAAGGAACCGAGGCGGGCAACGCTGAGGAGATGTCAGAGTCAGGTACGGACAAACTTTTCAAGAACAGGATGTAAGGAACAACATGGATATCAACGCAGCCACGCCGGGAACGGCACCTGCACAGACCGCAGCAGAGCCATCTGGGAATGTGCAGGAGACACGGGGAGCTGGGAGCCAAGGTAATACTGGTCTCTCCAATCTGAATGCAACAGAGAGCACGGGAGGTGGCACAGACGATTTGGATGTGTCACTGGATGAGCTGATCGGTGCCGACTTTGGCGACGATCCCATCATGAACGGCACGCACAAGGGAATCCCAGACTACCGCAAGATCCTGGAGCACATTCCGGAGAACGGCAAGAAGCTCGTCCAGAACCTGAGGTCGAGCTACACTCAGAAGACGCAGGAGATCGCCCAGGTCCGCAGGGAGCTGGAGGCTGAGAAGGCGGAGCTCGCACGTCAGCGTGCCCTCCTGTCAGAGAGTGACTTTGCCCGCAACGTCCGTGAGCTTGCCACCAAGCAGCCCGAGCACGATGCCTGGTCCGATGAGGGACTCCAGGAGCGCATCAACCTTCAGGCCGCCAAGATGATGCAGGAGATGCTGACACCGCTCCAGCAGGACCTCGAGGCCCAGCGCCGTCAGGTCTCACTGGACACCTTCAAGTCCCAGCATCCTGACCTCACCTCGGACGAGATCCGCATGCCTGTCGCCCAGCTCCTGATGAGCCGTCCTGAGCTGAAGCTGGAGGATGCGTACTACATAGTTCGTGGTCAAATAACAAAGCAAGAGAATGAGCAAGCAAGAAAGATACAGAAAGAAGCTCTTCTCAAGACGAGCACTGGCAATGCTGTCCGCAATGCAGCTCCTCCCAAGTTCAAGGATGCTTGGCAAGCTTACCAGTGGCACAAGGCTAATGGTGGGAAATAATGACTTCGAGGAATAAATTCTCTCGAGCGATATATGTATAGTAATAACAGTGCAACTACTCCCGACTGCGCCCTGAGGAACCGAGAGGTCAACCTCAGGAACGAAACTGGTGATAGCGGAGCCGACAGGCCAACCGAACCGTCAATCAAACCGCCCAACTCGACAATTCCGCCGACTGGGCACATCGTCAATCAAGTCAACTAAGGAGTATTTCAAATGGCAATTTCAAATGAACTCCTCAGCTCGACGCTGTTCAGCATTCGTGACGGTGAGGTCGATGAACTCTTCCAGAGAGTTCCGTTCCTCGACTTCGCGAAGCGCCTGGGCGGCATCGAGTATGAGGATGGCGGCATCAAGATCCAGCGTCCCCTCGCCGTCAGCAACCACTCGAGCATCACTCAGCTCGCCACCGGCTACGAGCCCGTTTCCCTGGCTGTCCAGGACGTCATGCAGCCCGCCCTCTATGAGTGGTCGGACTTCGTGGCTCCCATCGTGATCACCAAGAAGGAAGAGCTCGAGAACGCCGGCGAGAAGGCGATCGTCAAGATCGTCGAGGCTCGTATGCGCAACGTGATGGGACTCCTCCGCAGGGAGATCAACAAGCAGCTCGTGGCTGGTAACAGCACCGTGCTCACCGCCCTCGGCACGCTCAACGGCGACCAGGTCTCCGGTGGCACCGCTGGCTTCCTGCAGCAGGGCGCCCCCACGTCGGCTGGTCAGACCAACACCGTGGGCGGTCTCGCTCGTTCGCTCGTCCCAGACGGCTACGGCCTCTTCAACCGTCGCTTTGACTGCGCCGCATCGTTCTCCACGAACGGTATCCGCGGCATGCAGCAGATCGCGGCTGAGACCTCGGCCCGCGCCCCGATGGGCGAGGTGAAGCTCGTCCTCGCTTCTGAGGCCGGCTACGCCAACTATCGTCGTCAGCTCTTCGTCCAGGAGCGCTACATCGATGAGAAGCAGCTCAACGCTGGTTACATGTCCCTCGCCTTCGGCAACGCCGCGGTCGTCCAGGACGTGTTCATGCCGCTCGCTGCTGACACCGATACGTCGAAGGCGAACACCATGTACTTCATCAACTTCGACGGCATCAAGCTGGTCATGCACTCCGATGGCGACCTCGCGGTCTCTCCCTTCGAGTACATCCCTGGCACGACCGCTCGTTCCGCTCAGATCTACTGGAAGGGCCAGCTCATCGCTGACAACCTCGCCAGCTGCGCAGTTCTCTTTGACGGGGAGACTTACTAAAATGGCAACTACCAATATCGTTCAGTACCTCAACCACACTGGCAAGTCAGTCACCACTGGTGGATCTGTCGAGCTCGGCGTCTCCCCTCTGGATCGTATCCAGTACGAGACGTTCCTCACCGAGACTGCTGTCGTCAAGGGCCAGCTCGTTGCGGTCGATGTCACCAAGATGTCGACCGATTCAACCGGTGGTTACACCGCTGTCACCGTCATCGCCGCCGACTACAACTCTGCCACCGTGCAGAAGATTGTGGTCGGTGTTGCTGCCGAATCAGTGACTGGCACCGCAACCTCGCCCCAGCCTGTCAAGGTCATTGTTCGCGGTCCTGCCGCCTCGGTTCCTCTGGTCACCGTTGGCTGTGGTGTCGGCGATCCGCTGGTACTTGACACCGCTGGTGCTACCGGTTCCTGCATGGTGAACACCGCCGCGACGACTCTTCACGTCTTTGGCTACGCTCTGGAGACCGTGGCTGCGGCTGGTAACATCCGCGTCTACGTCCTCGGTACGGGCATCTAGTCCTGCCACAAGTCGGGCAGCTCTTCCTTTATTGGGAGGGCTGCCCGCATTTCCAATTGTTACATGATATTTAGATAAGGAGCCTGCAGTGAACCTAAACGAGATCAGAAACAAGGTCAAGTCAATCACGGACTACAGCCCCGACCTGACCGTCTACAACGAGCAGTTGGACATCCTTATCAACGATGCCTACATGGCGCTCTGGACTGAGAAGCGCTGGAAGTGGGCAATGAAGACGATATACATGGACATCTGGCCCGACCTCGTCCCTGCCCAGCCAGACGGCACGACGAAGAACGCCAATGTCATCAACAACAGGCGTCGCGTCACCTTCAGCGGTCCTGTCCGTGCCCTCACATCCTATCCCTACATGTGGGAGGGACAGATCTTTCAGGTCGACGGGCGCGACTACTTCATCGACCAGGTGGTGTCGGACACTGAGATCCGACTTCGTGAGCCGTTCCGTGGCACCACCAACTCAGACAACACATCGTGGAAGATCAAGCACAGGTTCTACGACATACCTGAGGACACGATCGAGATCCTCTATCTCGGACACCGCGACACTCCCTCGGTCGGCAAGATCCCGCCCTACGGTGCGATCCGCGGTCTGCTTGCCCGCCGTGAGGAGGACCTCAACCTCCGTGAGGACTTCCAGAACTTCTACTCTGAAGCCTACATCCCGACTCCTCCCAACGTTATCCCTCCGGCTGAGACTCTCAGCACCGACTCCACCGGCATCGTGGGATCCTTCAGCAACGGCACATACCTGGAGTTCTGCTGGGCATTCGAGTACGACGGCAGCAAGAAGGTCGGTCCCCTCAGCTCGCCCCTGATCCATAAGGTCGTCACAACTCAGGGAGCCACCGCTGGCATTCAGGTCAAGTTCCTCACCTGGGATGGCCAGACCGTCGCTGCCAATGCATACGTCGACGGCATCGACCAGATTCCCAACCAGTTCGAGGGACTTCGCAAGCGCCTCTACTTCAACCAGAACTTCAACAGGACCACGGGCGTCAGGCTCGCTGGTCTCCCAGTCTGGCGTGAGGTGACGCTCGGATCCACCGCCGTGGCACCTGCCATCCCAGGCCTCAACACCTCAGAGGATCCTGTCAGAGTCGCCGACACTGCAGGCACCTACACCATCGTGGCTCCCGATCAGGTCAACAGCGGCAACAAGCGCTACATCGAGTGGGACGGCTCACACTACAAGTTCCGTCCCTATCCCAGGCCCATCGGCTCTGACTTCGTCTACCTCTACTCCCTGGGAACTGGTGGTGAGAGTCCTGTCAACTCAGCCACCGAGCGCCAGTTCAGGCGCTGGGAGTTCAGGTACTACAGGCGTCCGCACTACCTCGGTCTCCAGACTGACACTCCCGAGATGCCGGTGGAGTTCCACCAGTTGATCGTCTATAAGGTGCTGGCTGACATCTACTCGAAGCACGACAACTTCAGTCAGGTCCAGAACTACACGTCACGCTACAACAAGGAGCTTGACCGGTTGGAGAAGCGCTACGTCGACTCGGTCGACAACACAGTCGTCCGCCAGCAGTTTGGTATCACGTCGCGCGTCTACGCACCGTTCGATCCCAGCTCACTGAGAAGGCTCAACTAAATGCAGACTACCTCACTTCCCGACCTCATTGCAGGTGGCGTAGACCAGAGATACTATCCATCCAACAACACAGGTGCCGTCGTCAGAAACTTCAGGTACTCACCTGATGGTGGCTGGCGCAATGACCGTGGCTGGGAACCTCTGATCAAGTATCCTGTCAACAATGTCGGACTGCCCACTTTCGGTCTCAGTGCCACCGAGCTCGCAGATGCGAAGGCTCCCTGCAGGTTCCTGACAGTCTGGCAGCGTCACGGTGGATCCGAGGAGTACTACGTCCAGGAGAGGAACGGAAACCTCTTCTACGAGTTCGGCAACCAGGGCACAGCGTCAACCAGGAAGCACACTCTGGCGACAGGTCGTCACCTGCCCAGGACCGATGAGCCTGGCACTCAGCTCGTGCCATACGGTCGCTTTGCCCTCGTCATGAACGGACACGATCCGATGCTGAAGTGGTGGGGACGCGATGTCGTCTATCCTTTCGGCTTCATCCTCGCACCTCCGTCCCCCTACATCGTCGGTGTCCAGGTCGACTACAACCAGAAGAACGGACAGGCGGACGGAGATCCTGTCAACAACGACCTCAACGCGATGGCTGTCCAGTTTGCTGCTGGTGACTACCTGGGACTCGGAGATCCGACGGCTGGATCCATCAACTTCTACTCCTACAAAGTGACATACATCACAGACACTGGATCTGAATCACCGCTCTCAGGTGCAGGCAATGTCTCCTGGACTCTTCTGTCTGATGCAACATCAACAGATCCAGATCTAGTCAAAGCCAATGCCCGTAAGTACGGTGTCATGGTCCAGGGACTCGAGCCCGGACCTGATGGCACTGTCGCCCGTCGTATCTACAGGACAAAGAACAAGAAGGACGGACTCAGCGGAGCAGGAGATATCTACTACCTTGTCACTCAGATCAATGATAACACTTCACGCCAGTACCTTGACTGCATTCCTGACAATGAGCTTGTCACCGTTGCTCCTTCAATGTCCGACTCCGTTCCCATCTCCTCAGCCTACAAGTATGGCGCTGCCTGGAACGGATCGATGTGGATTGCTGGAGGTGACACCGCTCCCACTCAGATCATATACTCCGCCCAGGGACTTCCTGAGCAGTTTCCCGCCTTCAACACCTTCGATGTTGGAGTCCGGGATGGTGGTCACATTACTGCCCTATTCCCTTACTACGACGTGCTCCTGGTCTTCAGGGAGCGCTCAATCGATGCGGTGTTCACCAACGGCAACGGCGATGGATACACCTGCACGACCATAAACCAGACGATCGGCACCACCGCATCAGGAAGCATCAAGTTGATTCCCGGTGTCGGTGTCATGTTCCTCAACCTCGACGGATTCTTCATGATCACGGGAGGTATGAGGGGCGGTGCGACTATCACTGTCGAGCAGGTCTCCATGCGGTTCGAGAAGGAGATGGGACGACTCTCCAAGAACGCACTTCCCAGGGCAACTGCCACCTACTCAGACCGTGAGAAAGAGTACTGGTGCCACTTCCCAGTCGACGGTCAGACTGAGAACACGCACGGTGTCGTCTTCAACACTGTCACCAACGAGTGGTCGTTCAGGTCATCAGACATCGAGGGCACCAACTACGACTGGCGATTCACTCAGCTTGCCACCGACGGCAGCGGTTACATTATCATCGGCACTCTGCCCAATCCAAACAGTAACAACCTGTATCCAGGCATGGGCCTCCAGGTCTGGTCAGCACGCGGTGCGGCCGGTGACAACATGCCCTACATCACGCTGCTCGGATCGACGACTGTCAACTATGCACCACGTCCAGCTCCTAATGCGACATGGCAGTCTGTCTGGCTCGACTTCGGCGATGACTCCATCAAGAAGCGCATCCTGACAGTCGAGCTTGAGACACTGACAGAGGGAGACAACGAGATCGAGCTCCAGTGGGCATCTGACTACTCATCTGAGTGGAAGTCTGCTGGAACTGTGGCACCTCAGGTCGGTGACTACCTCGATGCGATAGGTCCTGCAGATGATGCGACGTTCACGACAGGTACAAACCTAGCGACATGGGACACCAGCAAGTGGCAGGACCACAAGGTGACGCGACTCCGCTGGGACGTCAACACCGGACTCGTCTCACACTTCGCATTCAGAGTTGTCTCGACCAACAAATTCACGGTCATCAAGTACATGCTCAATTTTATCGGCGGACAGCTGAAGACGCAGAATACGAAGATGCCAGGAGCGCAGAAGTAATGGCACGTCAGTACCAGATAGGACCTCAGGTCTCCGGTGACATCATCCTCACCGATCCTCAGAACGATGAGATCAACCAGTCTGTCAGCGAGCTCAACGGTGGGCTGGACCAGAACAACATGCCCTTGGACTCGGTCAGTCGCACCAAGTTCATCGCACCGACATACGTTAACCAGTCAACAGCACCTGCCTGGGAGGAGTACCACTACCAGTCGCAGGACCTCTACATTGCCGAGAAGTGTGATTCTGTCGTCTCGCTTCCAGTCGGAACCTGGTCAATGGGATGGAACAAGTTCGAGGCATCAGCGAACGCCAGTGACAGGACAGGATTTGTCCTTGACATCAACGCGAAAGAGGGCATGCTGAAGGGCGAGGCGATCATTGACTTTGAGCACCGCCAGTCATACTTCCTGTATCACATTCAACTTGACGGTGTCGCATCATACGGCTCACTCATCAAGGACAAGCACACCGGAGAGCTGGGAGTCTTCGTCAATGACGTGTTGGTGGGCAGGACAGGACCGCTGTGGATCGCATGCGGTCGCCATACTTACACCATCCCATGGGCAACTCCTGTCAAGAGCGGTCCATGTCACATCGATGTGCGCTGGCTCATCGACTACAAGAACGTGAAGAAGAATTACTCAGTGACAGGAGTCTATGAGACAGGTCTTAACCAGACTTATCCAGTTCAGGTCGCAAGCAGGATCCTCTGGTGTCGCAACCAGTACAGGTAGGAGAACATGAGCACAATCACAATCACTCCAGTTGAAGCAGGTGATGTCGCAACCGCGGCTCTCGCCAACTTGAACTACAGTAACATCGCAACTGGCACAACTGCCATCGATAGCACAAACACTCAGACCGAGTGGTGCTCAGCATTTCACATCGACACTACTGCGAAGGATGCAGTCTTCAACACTGACATGGCGACGTTCTGCAATTCCAGTCTGACCTACACTCTGACGTCGGAGAACTATGTCACCATCAACCTCGGTGGTACGACACCTGTCAGGCTCAACTGGTCTCCCAACCTTGTCTGGGATCGGGCATACGAGATGCTCAGGATCCATGCCGATATCAACGTTGACTCAATCGGTCAGCTCACACTTCCTAGCATCCTCGGTTCCAATCAGGACTGCTTCTTCCTCCAGCTCTACTACCAGGACAACGCCAACAACTGGATCGCGTTCCCTTGCGAGTGGGGACACTCGGTCAGCAACTACACTGAGTTCGATGTCACCAATGTCACGTTCCCAACTCAACCTGCCCATGACTACTCGACTGTCCTGAAGAACTACTGCAGCAACCACACTCGTCACAGGATGAGATGCTCCATCACTGGATTCCTCGGACCTGTGGCAAACGGTATCAAGGCCGTTGAGCTGAGGGCGAAACTCGACACCGCGGCAGTGCTCGCCTCAGTCACTTTCAAGGAGGCCACCATGGTCGCC